AATAGAACTGGTCAAACCATCTCCTGTGCTAATTAGAGTGCTTGTCGTATATCCCTGTAAGGTTGAAAGACTGCTAATTGTTGCGTAGGTTGCGCCGACATAGTTTGAATAGACGGCCAAATTATTAACATTTGACTGCGCGGCAGCATTTATTTTGTTATCGGTGTAGAGATTCGCAGCATTGTAAGTGCTCAAATTTGTGAGATAAATAGCTGTGCTCAGAGACGAAGCACTTGCGTTGACAGACGACTGCACAGAAGAAATTTCACTATAAAAAGTTGATTGTGTACTGATTCCCACAACAGTACTCGTCATGTAGTTTACTGAACTTTGGTAGAAGGAGTCTACAGCAATATAAAGTGCATTTGTGGTTGATAATAAATATTCGTAACTAGTCGACACGGACGATTGTAGAAAATTCGTGGTTGAAAGAGTCGATTGATTGACAGCTGCTTGTCCTGTGCTTAGTTGTGCGATGTAAATGTTTGTAGATCCAAGAGCAGTACTAAGTGTGGACAAATTTTCAGGAAGCACCGCATTACTCCAGTAGCCTTGACCAAATCCATTCGCGTAAAGCACGTATTGTGACGATATCGGGTAATTATCGGGTCCTCGAATGAACACGGTTTCTAACCCGAGAACATTGACAAGTTCTGATTGCTGATACGCCATCCTAGTTTGGATCAACCTTTTGGCGTACAGATCTAACCCCACGAGTAACAAGTCTAAACCCAATTTCATAGTCCATTCATAGAGATGTCTAATTCCGGTGGGCTCCTTCAATTAGTTGCACAAGGGCGGCAGGATATCTACCTGTCCGGCAATCCGCAAACAACATTTTTTAAACAGGTGTATCGCCGTTACACAAATTTCAGTATGGAAACTCAACGCATCGCTTTAGATACTGCAACTGAGTTTGGTAAACTGATTAGCACTACGATTCCACGTAATGGCGATTTGTTAAGTCAGTTGTACTTGGAAATCAATTTGCCCGCGATTGATCCGAGCGGTGTTGTAATAAATACCACTAATTGCGGTGTCACCACAATTCCTGCTACAAATTATGCTGCAAACCCTCCCGCAGTATCTTACGTTAATGGGATTGGTTTTGCTATGATTGATTATATCAGCATTTGGATTGGTCAGCAGGAAATTGATCGACAATATGGTGAATTTCTATATTTGTGGACACAACTCACAACACCGGGATCCAAGCAACAGGGAGTACAACAAATGATTGGACAACAGTCTGTATACACAGAATCGAGTCAATCGGGTCCTCTGCGACTTTTTGTTCCTCTTTATTTCTGGTTTTGTAAGAATCCTGGACTTGCTTTGCCTTTGTTGGCCTTACAGGCCACACCCATCAAGTTGTACATCCGACTCAAAAATGGATCGGATATGGTTTTTAGCAACGCCTTGGAACTGTCTGTCATAAATACAGGAACTTCAATTCCACCTATAGCATCACCCCCAGTGATTACAGACATGACCTTGTGGGGTGACTACATTTACCTGGATGTGGAAGAACGTCGGCGTTTTGTAAGTTCAAAGCATGAATATCTGATTGAACAAGTTCAACAGCAAAAGCGTTACAGCATTCCCCAGAACACAACGCAGGTGAATGTGCCCCTCACCTTCAATCACCCCATTAAGGAAATGATTTGGGTCGTGAATCAGGATCGCATGTTACAGTCCCACGAGTATTTCAATTACGGAAGTCGATTGTTGTTACAGGGTGGTATTCCTAATTTGGATTTGATCGACTCTGCCTTACTTCAATTAGATGGATATGATCGATTTGAAACGCAACCGGCATCCTATTTTCGACTGATGGTGCCTTGGCAGCGACACACCGCCATTCCAAATGACTTCATTTATGTGTACAGTTTTAGTTTGGCTCCGGAGGCGGCACAACCTCAAGGGTCTATGAATGCAAGTCGCATTGACAACATTGTGTTACAACTCAAGATGAATCAACAGGTGGCCTCCGTGCCTGCTGGTGTAACAGTATATGCAATTAATTATAATGTGCTCCGTGTGGTGGCGGGTCTTGGTGGCGTTCTGTTTACGGTGTAAAATTTGATACAGCAGAATAGGATGTCAGACTTGAAACAACACGTGAGTGATGTCGATACCTGGGGAGGTGCTGACAGAAATTGGTATGTTTTTGTTACCTTGTCTGTACTGTTTGGTCTTGTAGGCGGGGATCATTTTTACTTACGATCGTTTAAGACAGGATTTCAAAAAGCTTTTTTAAATTTGCTGACGTTTGGCGCATGGCATTGGTGGGATCTGTCACAAATCATCTGGCAACGTGAGACTGTGATGAAGGAGGGCTTGTCAAGTCCTCTGGATTGGATTCGTAACATTGGGCGAGGGGTCTTTGTGGCTCCTGGTGCTTCACCGCTAGTTGCTGATAAGTCGTATGTCCTATTTGCATTATTGGCAGTCTTTTTCGGGTTGCTGGGCGCAGACAAGTTTTATATGGGAAGTTGGATACAAGGGTTGGCAAAGTTAATCCTATGTTTCAATCTCTTTACCTTTTTAATTGGATGGGCATGGGTTGCATGGGACGCCTTTCATGCAACCTTTTTGACAGAGGATATTTTGAAGAATGGAATTGAGGCACCTGTAATATTAAACACAGTCTTTGGCCCGATTGATAGTAAGGCCTTTCGTCTTCACAAGGAGCGAGAAGGAGTGTTGGGACAGGTGGAACCGTATTTAAGTTCTGTGGGATTAACGACAGATGGACCCATTGGAGATGCAATCAACACCTTTATGTGCATGTATGGAAAGTTGCTAGGATTCCCCCACACACATAATGAAAAGTGTGTGAGACATACAGTCCCTGTAACACCGGCAAAACCAGAAGTGAAACAACGTGGAGGCGCCCATGGAACAGCGGGTGGAGATGCGCTAGAGGGAAGTCCGTTGGTTCAAATGGGAGGTGCATCCCCTCAAAGCGATAGCGGTCCTTCCAAAACCAGCGATGGCGGTCCTTCCAGCGCCAGGACCAGCGATGGCGGTCCCGGCCCTGTGATCGCAGGTGCCTTGGCGGCTGTTGTCATTTCAGCCGGGTTAAAGGGAACTTACGATTTTATAAGACAGCAGTACGGATGAACTTAACTCAAGAAGACTTCGAGAAGATGTTTCACGATAAGACAGAAGATTCGCCTTATAAGAAAGGTTGGATTGTCTACTTTACAGCAGCCTGGTGCGCACCTTGTAAGAAAATTCTTCACGAATCGGTTGAGTTTACCGCTTTGAATAAGGGGTTTCCTTATTGGAAATGCGACGAGACAGTGAATTCCTACACATCAGGGTATTGTAATGTGCGAAAATTTCCTACTTTTGTTTTCTTCAAACCCAAGCAAACCGTAAAGACACTTCAATCTGCAGATACAGATCAGATTATTTCATGGATTGAAACATTAGAATAAAATACAAACTCTTGCTAGAATGATATATGATTATGTCATTGTAGGAGGTGGAATTGCAGGCTTAACAGTCGCAGAAGGATTAGCAAAACGAAAATATAAAGTGGTGCTCCTGGAACAATATCCAGTGTTCGGTGGTCGAATCAGCACGGAACGTGTTCCAAAAACAGCGGAGACACCTGCGCTTCAATATGAAGTGGGGGCTGGCCGCATTTTTCACGCTCACAAACGTGTTGCTGCTCTTGTCAAACAATACGGATTGAAGACCTATCCGATTGGTTCCGATTCGTTGTACGAAGGAGAACCCAACAACTTTGTAGAGTTGTTTGGTCCGATCCGAGATGTGTTGGAGGCCTTGCCGTCAAAAACTCTAGCGACACACACCATCAAAGATCTGGTTCCCTCCTCCATGCACTCCATTCTCACCAAGTATCCTTACACTTCCGAAATGGATACCTTGCGGGCGGATGTAGCACTTCCCTTGTTTGAAGCAAAGGCTCCGATGGCGGCTCACGGACCCGCTTTTTATGGTATAGTGGGAGGATTGGATCAATTGGTTACTGGAAAACACAAAGAGGCTGAGAGAGCCGGAGCCGACTGTAGGGTTCGTTACAAGGTGTCTGATATGACCAGGGCTACTGACGGCTTGTTTGATATTATTGGAATGCAGGGCAAAAAGGATGATAAGAAACCATTTCACTTTCGTTCTACAAACATCATTATTGCAACGTGTCGTTGTTCTCTCAGCACGTTCAGCATTTTGAAAGGCACGCCCTTGCTCAAACAGTTAAATACAGGAGCCTTAATGCGTATTTACGCTGTGTATCCAAAGAATAAGGATGGAAGTATGTGGTTTGAAGGTTTGGAAAAGACGGTGACAGCGAATCCCTTACGTTTTGTCATTCCCATCAATCCGAAAACAGGACTGATCATGATTAGTTACACAGATGGCGATGATACAAAGTATTGGCGTGCTCTGGAAGACAAGGCGTTGGAAACACAGATTCAACATCATGCGAAAGCACTCTTTCCTGGAAAGGATATTCCGGCTCCCACGTACTTGAAGAAACATGATTGGGGACAAGGGTGTACTTATTGGGTTCCTGGTCCGTATGATGTAAAAAAGGCATCTAGTGATGCACATCATCCGTTTCCCAATGTGTATTTGACAGGTGAGTCGGTCAATCCGACACAAACGTGGATTGAATCCGCATTGGAATCGGCAGAGTATTTGTTAAGCAAACTGTAGGGATGATTGTGGGAATCGTCAACATGTATAGCACTCTATACGGATGTCGCTATCTTATTAACGCGATTCATTCATTGGGATATCGTACTCATGTGTTGGATGGTGTAAGAACATCACAAAAGGATATCGCACACCTGATTCAACATAGTTCCATCACCCATTGGATTTTTTCAGGAAGTCCGACTCCTGTGTTAGAACCCGATGCGCCTCAGGTGCCATTATCTGTATTGGGATTGAAAGAGAAACAAATTATGGCAATATGTTATTCAATGGAAAGTGTTACAGTTCAGTTAGGATATCCCTTAAAAGACTACGGTTCTGTTCAAACAGAAGTGTTTCATCTCCCTATTTTAAAAGAACACCACTTATTTGATGGAATCAAAGATCCCATGGTGATGCGACGAAATCATCAATGGTATGTGTCTTCAGCAGCAGTTCGTAAACAATTGCTTGCTTCGTACAAAGATCAAGCCATGATTGTTCTAACCAAAAATGCTGTATTGATTCAATTTCATCCTGAAAAAAGCGTGGATGGAAAGAAACTACTTCTGAATTGGTTACAGAGTTTTTAAACATACTAGATAGGAATGAAGCACTCAATCTTGTTGGTGTGCGGACTCTTTGTAGTCTTGCTCTTGATTGCTTATTATATTAGACCAACTCCTCCCTCCATTGATGATGTATGGGTGATTAATTTAGATAAAGATACAGAACGTTTGGCAAATTTTACACGGGATGCACAGGCACTGGGAAAACCAATCAATCGGTTTCCTGCAGTGTATGGAAAAGATGTCGAACGAGACGAAGCCGAAGACGAAGGTATTCATCCTTCCTTAACAGGTCCTGAACACAACAAGGACCGTCACCAATCTTCCAAAATAGTACGACGGGCCGGTGAATATGGATGTTGGTTATCTCACAAAAGTTTATTACGTCATTTGGGCTCACTTCCGGTCTCCAATTCTTACGGACATTTTATCACAGAAGATGACTGTGTGGTGTCTCCAGATTTTATGGAGAAATGGACTTCCGTGAGGGAAGAAGTTCCATCCAACTGGGATGTTGTTTATATAGGCATTCACAAGGTTCACGGAGAACGTGTAGCTCCTCACGTGTATAGATATCTTCATGGACGCAAAGGAGGTGGAAATTGGGGACTTCATGGATATCTTGTACGACACGGAGCGATTCCAAGCATGTTAAAAGAAATGGAATATTACGATTCTCCTGTGGATGTTCAATATTATCGACGTTTGCAACATTTAAACATGTACATTCTTGATCCACCTCTAGTAAAACAGAGGGAAGGAATTCCATCCAACATTGTGGTGGTCCGCTGATCCATTCAAAAAATGAAGCAGTCGTCGTTTCATTTGAAATAACAAGAAAATGCTTTATCGCATAATATATAATATTATGTTTGTTCGTGCAGGCAGCGATAAAATCCTTTTAGGAAGATGGGGGTATCATTGGGAAAAATACAAACATGTACAGAAGTATTACGAATAAGTTACAGAAGTGATAGAATGCTGGGTGTGCTGTAGGGATCAAACCGAAGCATTGTGCGAGGAGGATCCTTTTGCGTTGGTTCTGTTGTAAGTCTGTTCGCCAGTTGATTGAACCTGTCGTTACCTGTGGCAGCCGTTGATAGGCAAGAACTGGCTCCGCCGGTTGCTGCCGTCGATAGATGACTACTGGGAAAGATACTCCCACCTACGGTGGGAGTATTTCCTGTAGCCATCGTCGTTAGGCTACCACCAGCTCCGCTGGTAGCAGCCGTCGCCAATTCATCCGCCTTTGCATTTCCCAACGACAACGCATCTCCCTTTCCTGTATGGGCTTCTATGTGATGAAGGGTGACTGTTTTATTAAGACGTTCCCACAAGGCTACCATAGGTTTCAGAATGTCTTGATGCAGCACCGGTTTTCCATCCGCCTTCTTCCAATTGTCTCGCTTCCATCGTGCGGACCAGCGTTGTAAACAATCCAAGGAATATTTGGAATCCGTGTATACATTGGCGACTGGTGAGGGCTGTTCGTCAATGAATTGAAGTCCGTGATACAGCGCCTGCAGTTCAGCCCGTTGATTCGTATGAGGTTCATCGGTTCCAAGGGGAGCCGAATGAGCCTTGATAGGAACATCGTCCCGAGTGGCGTAGACACCGATTCCCGCTTTTGCACCTCGACGTCCATTGGATGTACAAGATCCATCTGTAAAGATACGAAGACCCGTTTTGACTCGCAAAGGAGTCGGCCCCCTTGCCAAATCCAGTACACTTTTGATTAGAGGATCTGTAGGAAGTTTGGAGGAATGACCCAAAGAGGCTTCCGCTGTAATTAAACGAACTGTTAACGCCGCAATGAGTTCGTCGGCCGTTCCTTTTCGACCGTCGCCCCAGGATTGAATAGCGGTGATTGTAGATTGCATGTTTGGTGTATCTGATATAGTTTGGACCTCTTCATTTTTTTAGATACAAGGAGTAAAGATGCTTTCGTCGCATGTAATCCTCAATCTAGTACATGTACTCTTTATTGCGCCCCTGCTCATTTATGTGGGAATTGCAAGGGATTCTATACCTGAATGGGCTTTTTATGTCTTAGGTGCACTTGGTGTAATCATGCTCTTATATCAATTGTATAAGGCTTACGGAAAAATAAAGGAGGGCAAGAGTGCATGGATCAACTGGATCCACATCTTTCTCATCGCCCCCCTTCTCATCCTTATGGGAATTCTAGGAAAGGATACAGAACGTCGTTACTTTGAAATGCTTCTCCTTGCTGGATGTGCTGCGCTTGGATATCACGGAATTTACTTGATTCGTGAAATGATCACGGCGTGATCTCCTGTGGCCTTTGGTAGAAAGCAGTCGGCTGCGTGATGTAGGTAGGCTCCTGGAGAATTGAAGGTTCGGTGGCATTCCGAGCAGGGCTCACCTTTTGTAAAGGATGGAATCCATTCCTTACAATGGGTGCGAATGTAATGAACAATCAACTGGGCCTTAGTCTTCATCGGTTCACGCTCACAAGATGGACAATGAAACTCCAGCCCTACATAAGGATTGACTTCTCCTTCAGGATGGGGAGCCTCTGGATGATGATGCGCTAGATGTTTGAGCCACTGTCCCCGTTGAATAAAACCAGTAGGACAATGCTTGCAGTTGAAGGGCTTCTGTTCCTCGTGTTCTTGTGCAATATGGTAGAACATCGTATTTTGCTTTTCACACGTCTTTGGGCAATGAGGGCACACAAACTCACCTGCTTCGTTCTTTGTATACTTTGTGGACATGCTGTAAAGAGAATGGATTGATACCATTTGTCGGCATGTCGAGTTGCTTCAATTTTTTTGTTCATCCATGGCAGAAGTAATGCCATGAATGAAATTATAGGATATACTGCTTCTTCTACAACCGTGTTAGCGTACGGAATCCAATTTGTTCATACAATTCAGTGTGGAACTGTTGAAGGACTTAGTCTTTCACGAACCCTGTTAGACACGGCGAGTCTATCCTTGTGGGTGTTGTACGCAACTAGAACAGAGGACATTCCTCTTCTAATTGCGACATCGTGCGAACTATTTATGAGCCTTTGTGTAACAGGAATTATCACGAGACACAAATTCTGCAGACCCAAGGCGTCATGTTTGAAACCGGATATCACCGAACATGTTGCGATCCATGTAAAACCGCTTCGACGTAATTCGATTTGATGCCCTGGTCTAAATCATTGTCACTTAGTAACACCAAATGACAACGCCTACAAAACCACACATTGCGATCCTTACATTTTGTGTGGGTGCCGATTACAAGAAGGCAGTGGAACTTGGTCTCCAATCAAAGCGTGATTATGCTAAGAAATGCGGATACGATTGTCATATTGGGGGAGATGACTGTTGGGACCGCTCAAGGCCGATTCCATGGTCTAAGTTTAATTTTATCCAGAAACACCTGTTTGAATACGACTATCTATTTGTAAGTGATGCAGACGTCATAATTATGAATCAAGACCTCGCCTTGGAAACACAGGTGCTACCCCTTCTTCCGAAAGACAAAGACTTGTTGTGGACGTTTGATGCTTGTAACCATTATAACAACGGGCATATGTTGATTCGTGGAAAATCACTGTGGGCCAAGGACTTTTTTAAACGGGCCTACGAGCAAACGGATCTTCTTCATCACATCTGGTGGGACAATGCAGCGATGATCAAGTTGTTTGAAGCCAACCCAAGTGATAAGGCCAAGATCGAAACCTGCAGGGAGCATTGGAAGTTCAATTCCTATCTGTTTGGACCGACTGATGATGCGATGGATACATCAACCCGTTTGTACAAACCCGGCGATTTCTTGATTCATTTGGCAGGTGTTTACGATCCTTGGAATATGTATCGCTTTATGAAGTATGTCAGCACTGTAAAAGTGCCAAATCCAATAATCCTGAATCGATGGCGTAAGGAATTGTTGGCAAGCAAGGAAGCGGCGGAATTGTCATTACAGTCTATATAATTTTCAACACGTAGAGTAAGAATGGAGTACTTGTGGCTCTTGTGGGGGTTCTTGGTGCTCATAGTTGTTCTAGGCGATGTACGAACTCGCAATTCAGTGTATATCCCACCAGAACAAGCCGCACTGATTGAATATTCTACGTGGCCCAGATGGAAAGAAATCGAACCACCTGATACACGTATTCGTATTCTGTGGATCTTGCACGATTATGTACCGTTTGTGAATGCTGGAAGTGAAATTTGCACACACACAATTAATCGTCATTTGATGAAAAAGCCCTACAAATACGATGTATGGGTTGCAAGTCCTGGATTTCCACAACGAACCTTTGAGGGTGTTCGATGTTTTGATGTCAATGACACCAAGACACTGTTTGAAGTGATAAAGACGACTCATCAGTTTCACTCTCATTCGTATTATTACAGAAAACAGATGCAGTGGTGTTCAAGAGTGACAGGACGTCCCTTTGTGGAGTGGGTACACACAGATAATTACATACGAGCGGTTGGAAAACCTTGGATTGACCCGAGGCTAAAAGGACGTCAATGGACCGTGTTTAATTCAAAGTCGTTGCGATCGACGCGCATTGACGTGCCCGATTCTGCTTGTACAATCTTCGTTCCAATGGTGGATTATCGAGAATACGGACGAGAGGAAGGGAAAGAACGAAAGTACGTGACATTGAGTAATGTGAACGACAATAAGGGAGGAAATCTGTTGGTGCAGTTGGCGAAGGCCCTTCCGGATGTGGAGTTCTTGGGAGTAAAGGGAGGTTACAGAAAGCAAATCACTGTGTCCGATGTTCCGAATTTGAAGTATATTGAACACACCCCAAAGATTAGAGATGTGTACGCACAGACGTGGGTTCAGATCATGCCCAGCAAGGAAGAGACGTGGGGGCGTACAGCGGTGGAAGCCATGAGTTCAGGAATTCCGGTCATAGTTTCACCCACCCCCGGATTACGAGAATGTTGTGAATCGGCTGCGATTTACTGTGATCGCAACGATTTGGATGCATGGGTGGCCGCAATTCGGCACTTGAAACGGGATGGGGAGCATTACAAAAAGATGTCTACGGTGGCGCTGGAACGAGCTCGCGCGTTAGATCCGGTTCCGGACATTGAGAGATTAGAGGACTGGATCTGTGGACCTGTTCAAGAGAGCGCGTTTCCGGTGAGCCGAGAACCCACGTTCTTTGAAAAAAATATGTTGTTTCGGTAGAACCAAATGAACGCATCCCTAAACAATGTTGCCGTACCCAATGCTGGTGTTAGTCGCAAGAATACTCGCAAGAACAGTCGCAAGAACAACATGTCTCGCAAGAACAACATGTCTCGCAAGAACAACATGATGCGTAAGAACAACTCTGTGACCCGCAAGAACAACATGAGTGGTGGCGCTCGTAAGCCTGCTGTTGGGTCTCGCAAGATGGTGATGAACGGCAATGCAGATCATACTGCCGGTGGTCTCAAGAAGTCTGATCTCATGATGCACAAGGGTCGCATTGTGTCCCGAAAGGCGCACAAGGCGGGTCTCAAGGCCATCAAGAGGCTCAGAGCCGCTGGTTACATTGCCAAGAAGGGCCAGTTTAAGCTCTTCTCCAAGAAGCACAGCAAGAAGCATTAAAAATTTTAAGTGATATTCATAATATCCTATAAAATCATCGTAATTCCAATAACGACGCCGCTGCTTTTACAAGTTGCAGCGCCTGTGATTTTGCTACGGACTCCGTCACTTGGACACTGTCACTTCGTTTGTACCAGAACAACGTCCACGCGCTTTCTCCGACATCGCTGATCAGCAAGGACATGCCCGATTCAGCAACCATAGACAAGATATCATCCCATTGTGTATGGACAGCGTAGGCTCCGTGGCCCTTTCGTGATGGCAAGGCCTTGCATATTGAAAGGGTGAGAGGATCCGGTGTTTTGGAAAAGGGGAAGAAGATTGCGTCAGGAAGTAGAGGTGGCTCTGTCACATA